ATAAACGCCCGATCAACAGGATCAATCTCATAAGCCCATCCACTCAGCCCGGTAATATCCACGCCGGTTTTGGTAGTGACCATCACCTCAGCAGTAGGCGCAGCGCCTTCAATGCCGAAGTCGTCAAAGGGTCGGAGCCTCACATAGTAGTTCTTGCCCTGGTCCAGTCCGCCAGCCACATAACTGTTGTCGCTGATGTTTGCAGTGGGCTCCACCAAATCCGGATCAAAGCCGGAGGCTTCTGATATCCAAACCTCAACGCCGGCGAAGTCCAGGTCGGTGGGGCGCTTGTACGCGATCTCAATAACATTGAAGCCAGCGGTTATAGCGAGGCCAAGTACGCCCTCGGGCGCTGGGTTCTGCACCGCCAGCGATGCAGCTTTGGCTGATACCTGGTTCAGCCGCCCACGGCAGTACACACGGATCTCGAAAGCGCGCCAGGCACCGGGGCTCAGGTTTTCCCGGGCGTAGTCTTCGGCGTTTTTCTCGTAGCTGTAGACATAGGCAGGGTCTTTTACCCACTCAGTTCGCACGACGCGGTTTTGCGTCCAGATCTCTACCTGGTAATCACGAAAGTAAAGATCCAGCTCGCCCGCGCCGGCACCCAGTTGGCCTTCCGATCCAATCTCAAACCATTGTCCAATCGTGGTTGCCCGCCAAACAAACTTGGCATCACGTCCGCCAAAATTGGTTTCGTTGCCTTGGCCTTCCAGCTCCAGGCCGCGCACAGCGGGGATGATGATCTTTTCGTCAACGTCAGGATCCCCCGGCTGCGCGCCAATAATTTTAGTGGTCGTGATCTGGCCAGACACATGGTCATCAGAGATCAGGCCGCTGGCGGAAACCGAACGGGCCCGGATGTCGTAGGTGGTGCCATCCGATGCGACCGTGATCAAGGCTTCGGGCGATGCAGGCCCGGCGCTTGTCCAGCCGGCGTCCCCTTGCGGGCGATATTCCACCAGGGCATAGCTGTACGCTGCATCTGCTGGTGCGGTTACAGAGACCTCCAGGGTTGAGATATTGGCATTGGGAGTCTTCGGGGTGTTCAGTGCTTCGGTAACGGTGAGGGCGGCTGGCTTCTCGCTATACTCTGGAAGGTCAGGGGCCGGGGCGATCTCGCCATTGAGGAATTGCACCTTATAGGCGGCGGACTGCTTATTTTCAATGGCCACACTTCTTGCTGAGTGCGCCGGGTCCTCGAAGGATAGCGGATCTGGGAGGTTTGGAACTCGGCCGAGGTATACGACATATCCGCCCACATCCCCCCTTTCACTGACATAAAATCCGGTGCCGGATCCCCACTGCACAGCATTGGAGTATTCGGCCGCTGAGGTGGCACCCGTTTCCGCGACCGCTGATGTGTTTGTGAGAGTGGGCGGGCTGCCGGTCGCGCCGACTATTAGCCAGTAAACGGCGCCGGGGTTGCCACCGGCACCGCGGCCACCAAACATAGTCCTATTAAATCCGGCGTTGTAGGCTTCACAGAATAGCGACTCTCCGGGCTCCCCGTCACCGCCGGAAGTATCAATCAGGCCGGATGCGCCAAACTCCGCGCCGGATGAAATAATAACGACGCCGGCGCCGCCGGACCCGCCTGCGCCTCCGTAAGCGTATGTTATTGGCGCGTCAGGAAACAAATCCGGAGTATATTGGGAGACCACGCCGTGCATTCCTGGCTGGCCGGTAACGTCTTCAGGGAGCCCGGCCAGCGAGTCGTCTTGAATGTTGAGGGATAACTCTGGAGCAACTGAATTCTTGCCCGCCGAAACATGGCTGTATCGGGTATCAAAGTTTTTGCGGAGTCCATCCGTATTAAACTCGCTACCCTGTCTGAAGTTGGTCCCCATCTGGGACTCACTCACCCCAAAGAATCGTTGTTCCGGCGTAACCACACCACCGCCAGCTTCAAGTTTCCTTGGCGAGCCAGGATACCCCCGGCCGCGACCATCAATCTTCCCGTTGATCTGGAAAAAGCCCTTCACTCGGATCTGTGTATTCTTGTTGATCGTGACCGTCACGCCACCATTGATCGTCAGGTCTTCCAGGCAGTAGTAGATCGCGCTGGCATCTCGGAGACTGTCGGCCCCTGTCAGCTGGATATCGGCCGCGATTGTCGTGATGCCGTTCGATGATGAAACTGCACCCGGGAAGTTGGTGCCGTTAATTTCTGTTGTGCCGGGCACGGAGTAAACTGGCTCAGGGAGCGCCGCCCCACTTTGTTCCGGCGCCAGCGGCTGGGCCCGCTGAGAGCTTCCGAATAACTCAACCGCCACAGCCCCGGTCTTCCAATTCAATTTCACTTGCTGAATTTCAAAGGCGCGATCAATGCCGGTGACTTCGCCGGTGTAATCCTCGATCTCATCAAGCTGCACGCGCACAATGTCGCCCACTTCCAGATCATTCTGGTCGGGCATCAGGTCGAGCGACAGGCGCAGTGGCGGGCCGGCGTAGCGATCACGGAGGGCGTCGAAGCGGTTTCGGAGGGTGTTGTAAGAATGTCGGGAGCCATGCAGGGCGCGAAACTCGAGCTGCTTCAGGTCTGCATCGCCGTGGGTGTCGATAGAGAACTGGTCAATCAGCAGGTTTGTGCGGGTGTACTCTTCCCGCTGGTCTACCCAGTTCCAGCCAATCACGATCCGGTTGATGATGGCGCCCATGTCGTGGTCGAGCGATCCATAACCGGTTATGTTCAGGCGGCTCAGCGTGCGCGTGGACGATGCACCGGATAGCACCCCGGTCATTCTGCGCAGGCCAATCTCGCCATTGGAGTAGACAGGGGCGTAGCAGCCCATCAGCAGGAACAGTTCTTCTTCTACGAACTGCTTGCCATCCTCGTCGGTTACGCCAGCGATACGGGCAGCAATGCCGTTGTCTGGGTTGCCAATCTCCCAAAGATCCTCACCAATGCCCACATAGTCTGCGGTGCGTATGTACTGAGCGGTGATGCCCAGGTGCCAGTGATCTGGCAGAGTTTCGCCGGGATCCCCGTAAATGCTGCCGGTCAGAATGGCGTAGGCCAGCATGGGTGCGGGCATTTCGAGGTAAACGTATTCCTCAACCTTTGGGGCGTTGTCCGCACCTTCGTCGTCTGACTTCTCCACGCGAATGGGGCGGGTACCCAGAACGCCACGGGTACAGCCGGTGAACTTGGTGGAAGTGGTGCCGGTGTACCGGATGATTTCCTTTTGGCTGTCCTCTTCCAGAATGATGTACCCCACTTTCTGGCCGGGGGCGTCCGTTTTCCCGGAGGGGGATGGCGGTTGCTTAACGGTCTGGAAGTCGGTGGTGTTGTACACCTCAACCTCGGTATCGCCGGGCTCCAGTGTCCTCGCCAGTGCGGTGGATTTGACCTCAAACACGCTTTTGCGCATCTCGCGCTGGATGTCGGAACACTTCCAGGAGTAAACCAGATCCTTATAACTGGCACTGCGGATGATCTGGGTTTGCACCAGGGTGTAGGTGGACCAGTCCATCCCCTGAAACCCGACATAGAACCGGGCACGCTTGCCGCGCAAGCCAAGGCCAGCGTTCAGCTTGGCCCGCTGCTTTGTGGTCAGGCCGTCATCGAGGGCGGAGAAAGAAAGGGCGCCGATCTCGGAGAGCGCCTTATCTGGGTTGATCTTCTGAGTGGTGCCGGAGATGTCCGTTAGCGCCGACTCAAATATTTCACCCGCCAGCCCATCCACGGCATGGCTGGTCAGATAGATGACATCCTCGCCGGCGTCATCAAAGGCCACCTCAACAACAAACACAGGCTCCTGAGATTCGGACTGGTTGTACTGGGAAAATTCAGTGGTATCTGTTCTCATATTTCTACTGCCTGCCAGCCGTATTGCCAGAATCCGGTGATGTCCACGCGGGTTTCTGCGTAGTCGCCTTGAATGATGTAGGCCCTGGGATCGTCGGGTATTGCTTCTGTGCCGTACACGTCCAGCGTCCAGGTCTCGCCGGCGGCTACGGAATCCAGAAACTCAATGATTTGCGCTTTAAGGGAATCGTCTTTGAAAGGAGGGGTCTGGAAACTTCGGTTGTTCTCGCGGTGCATGAGGCGAGTCATGCGGCGGCCTGACAGGCTTTGAGCCTCCCGGGTCATCCGCTGCGGGCTGCGGTCGGCCGCTCGAAGTGGCAGCTCGAACGCGATCTGGTCGCCGGTGATGTGACCGGAAAGCAGGGATCGGGTCGCTATGAAGGTTATCGTTGCCATATTTCACCTAAAAAAAGCCCCGATCTGTGTCGGGGCTGATTGGTCGATTGATCTAGGGGTTGTAGGTTTGGTATTTGTAGTCCTTCACCAAGCCGTCTGATCCGAAGGTGATATCGATTCCTTCGCTTTCCATGCTACCCATGCCGCTGATCTTTGCGTATCCCCAATTCATGGTGACGTCCCCGTTTGCGGTTCGGGTTATGGAGGCCGGCTCACCAAACTCTAGCTTGGCCTGCTCCAGCGTGGTCTCGCCTCTTTCTATGCTGCTGATGAAGCTCTGGTCTAGAGGCTTCCCGGCAGTTGTCGTACAGGCCGAAAGCGCGACTACAATAAAAGCCATTAACAATTTCATTCAATACCTCCGAGGTTTTTCGGAAGCTTAGCAGGGCCTGCTCAACATTACCTGCCCGCCAGGGCGCGACCGTTCCGAGACGCAGGCTCAACCAGAACAAAATCGGTGCTGTCCAGGTGGTCTTTTATTGATCTTGAGATCTGATCGGCGTCCAGCCCGTTAACGTCTCCGTTAAATATAATCTGAACGCCTCGCCGGTCGTCTTCTATCCGGTCTGAATAGGAAGGGTCAGAGGGTGATGTAACCGGAGGGTTGGTGCCGCTTGAAGAATATCCGCCAGTGCCCACTGATCCGCCGCCACCATCGGTTACCTGGTAGGCCTGGGCAAGGCCAGTTGCAGCAATAAGCCCGACTTTTACGGCGCCCATAGCTTGAACGCTGGCGGCTGCGCTGGCGGCCCGAGCAATCGATGTTGGGTCCCCTGGCACTAGCTGGCTCGCAAAGGCTAGCGTTGCTGCCGTCTGCGTGTGCGCTAATGTTTGCGCAATGGCGATACCTTTAGTGATTGCGATGGAGGCTAGAGCTGCGGCTTTGTGCTCCCCGGAGTAGACGTTAAGGAGGCCAATCCCTGCCTGCACGGTCGAACTGCGCAAAGATCCGATAGCGGCTTGGGCTGATCTCTCAACATCCTCACGCTTTTTCGCGGCCCTCTCTTCAGCATCGACGAGACTCTGCATTCTTTCTTTTTCTTTTTCGGCCGCCTCATTGCGAAGCTCAGACATGGCTTCCATTTTTTCTTTTTCGTTTTCAAATCGGAAATTGTCAGCGGCCATTTTGCTGATGGTTTCGGCCTCTCTAAGCTCTGTAATTTCTTCGTCTCGCTCCCCGTAAGCTCTAAGTATTGTTTGCTTCTCAGTCTCAAAATGTGTGGTTAAGGTCTCAAGTCTTTTGGCGAGGTCTTCCTCAAGGCCGTCACGTCCGAAGCCTGTCTGCACTCCACCTCCGGACGTGTCGGTACCGCCGCTTCCGCCGTCTACATCTGGCGCCGTTGGAGGGCTTACTAGGTCGAGAAGGGGCGCGGGGCGGCTGCCTTTGCCGATGTTGTTGCGGAAATTGACGATCTTGTTTTCCGTCTCCGCGATCATGTCCCATATTTCGTCTTTGTTGTAATAGACGACGGCGCCATCTTTGCCGAAAAAGCGAACCCTATTTGTTGGGTTATCGAGCATGGAGTACAGGGTGCCAAGCTCGTCTTCTAGCCTCACAATGTCGTCAGCCGCTGCCCCGGCAGTCATGGCCGCCAGCTCTTCTGCCAAGAACTGAGTTATCTTGATAGTGCCGTCAATGGCCTGGGCCGCTTTATTCATCGCGGTAACAACGGCAGTGCCCAGGGCCTGCGCTGATTTCATTGTTGATTCGTCGGAAAGCAGATCAATCAGGTCGTTGATCGCCGGGAGGGCAGCCATCACGACTTCGTTTTTCATTCCGGTGGCCGCACCGGTCAGCTCATCAAGGCCGCGCTTTACATCCTCCAGCTGCTCGAATTCAAGATCAGAAAATACGTTACCCGTGCGCTCCGCTTCATCGCCAAGGATCTTCATTTCCTTGCCGTTGTCCCGGAGTAGCGGGAGCAATGCGGTTGCGTCAGAGGCAATGGCCTCCATGTAGAAGGTCATATCCTTTTGGCTGACACCGGCATCTTTCAGGCTTTTTACGTAAAGCTGGAGGGCGTCCGGGCCTGAAAGCTTGGCAAACTGTTCGGCAGTCACGCCAACCTTTGGCGCGATGTTCTCGAAGAAGTCGGCCATTGGGCCGCCGCCGGTCTGGATGAAGTCACCGATGCGGTCGTTCGTATCCTTGAGGATGTCGGAAAGCTTTTCTTGTTCAATGCCGTAGCGTTTGGCGCCGTAGGCAGCTTTCTGAAACTCTTGTGGTGTGGCCCCAGCCAGGCGGGCAAGGTTTTGAACTTCGCGCGCACCGGTAGAAGTTGAGACAACCATTGCTGCAATGCCTGTTACAGCAGCGGCCGAGGCTGCGGTAAGGGCGGCACCTATCTGATTGGAGTAACGCTCGATTTGCTTCGCGGTCTTCTGGGACTTGCGAGAGGCTTTATCCATGCCCTGAACGAAGCCGCCCGTCTTGGCGACCAGGTCCAGCGTTAATGTGCCAAGCGACTTAGAGGCCATGCCGTCTCCGAATCCTTAAAGTTTGGTTACTTCCATTCTGCCATGGCCTGCTCAAGCGATAGCTCGGGGCGGTCATGGTTTGGCGCAAAGTCGTAGAAGCTGAACGCCTTGGAGTCTTTCTTGCGGCTTAGGTTGGCAGTGAGTGACGCTATCATTGCTGATCCGGCCTCAGCTCTGAGGCCGGCATTTAGCGATCCGCGCCGCTGGCGATAGGCCACCCACTGCGCAAACTCCACCGCACTCATGGACTCCTGCGCTTTGGCGATGGTGTTGCCGCCAATGCCGTTAAGCACCAGCTCATGCCACACCTCCGCCTCTGGCGTCAGCTCCCAGTCTTTCCCAAGTGATTCACTTCACTGATTGCCGCGAGCAACGCCATGGTCAGGTTTCCGTCCAGGGCTCCGCGCTCTGGATCGGACTCGCCCGTTATGTCGGCAGGAGTGAATACTGGTTTGCCTTTTTCATCCACTATGCTCGCCGCGATCCTGCCGGCTACTGGGTCACCATTGCCATTCATGGCCTTTATATCTGACACGGTTGCGCTGTAGGAGAGAGGGCGCACGTAGGTAGTCATGGTGTATTCGTTATCGCCATGCTTCCAGGTGATCTCTTTCTCTACGGGGGCGCCCGTAAAAGCGCCCACTTGCTTCAGACTGTCTAGTGATAAGCTCATTATGCGCCCTTCTTGATCCACGCAGAATTACCGGATCGCTGAATGCTGACCTCGGTTGTGACCACTGTGTTCTGTGCGAAATCGAACGGGAAGTCGGCAATGTAACCTTCGAACGTGAACCATGTTCTGGTTGTTGGAAGATCAAATCCGTCGGCGGGGGATACAGCTAGTGTCGGCGGATCGATTCCGTCTGACCAACCTACTGCGAACTTCAGTGTCGGGGACGGGTTTTCACGCGACAGGTCGTAAAGCGTCAAATGACTAGCGTTGGCCGGGTCTGCGTTCAGGCCCATGGTTGCCTGACCTGGGGTTCGTAGTCCGGGCTTGTAGCTACGCTCGAAAGCATCCAAACCGGTATCTTCGATCTGGTCGGCAGGATCGCCGCCGGGGCTGAATGATGTGGCGCCCTCAATCTTCAGGACGGCTGGGGTGCCGTCGTTCGGATCCAGTACATAGACGTTGGTGCCTTGACTCAGAATGGACATAAAAATTACCTCACGGGTTTCTTTTGGGCATTAAAAACCCGCTCAATGGCGGGCCGTTTGGGTGTTTCCGTTTATCGCTGGACTATCCAGTCCACATCGAACGACACTTGATAGTGGTTGGTTGCTGGGTCGCGGCTTTCACCGCCCCACCGTGTGACGTAGGCAACCGGCTCTATTGCATCTCGTAATGCCTTGGCCACGTTGCGCGCACTGGTTGCTGTGTCTGCGTACACATCAATCTGCAGTGACCAGCTATCTACGTCCGGGGCTTGCCCCAGGTAGTTCTCTGGCAGGCCGCTGATTGTTTGCCATACCGTATAGGGCAGGGCCACACCTTGGGGCGCTTCACCGAAAGGGTAAAGGCGGGTGACTGGCGTACCGATCAGGGCGGTGACCGGGGCAGATGCGGCGCAAACCTCAAAGATTGGTGGGAACATTATTTCGCGGCCTTCTTTTTGGCAGCCTTCAGCACTCGGTCAATCTTTTTGCTGTACTGGCTTATGAATTCGTCAACGGCTTGCTGGCCGGCCTGCCTCGGCACGGGCCGGAAGATGGGTTGAGCCCGGGTGTCTTCTGTTCCGAACTCCAGATGTCTGAAATGCCGTGTGTCGCCGCCAGGCAAGTTTGATTGATCGCTCCCGCCTTTACTTCCGCCGGCACCTCCCATCACACCGACACGGAACATCATGTTTCCGGTCTTCTTGAATGTGCGGCCAGACCATCGGATAGCAATGTTCCTGGAAATACTCTCCGGAGTTGATGGATCATCCACCCTGTCAGCGTTGGCGCGGGCCTGATCCCTCAATACCTGAGCAGCCCGGCGTAATGCGAACCTCCCGCCCTTGCGCTTAATGTCATATTCCAGCGCGCCCAGCTTGCCCAATAGTTCGGGCAAGCCGCTCATGTCGAAGTCTAGGCCATCACTCGCCATCGTTTACACCTGCGCTGACTGGAAGTGTCAGGTATTCAAGGCCGCTTTCCGCGTCCGCCAGCACTCCCTTAATGTTGTAGGTTTGGCCGCGGTGCAGGATCCGCATCTTTGCGGCAATGCCATCCCGGTACCGGATGGTGATCCGTGCAGACACTTCGCTCTGGCCGGCCTCGGAGGCGATGAACTCGCGCACAGACAGGGGCTCTACCGATGCCCATACGGTTACAACGTCAGTCCATCCATTGGTAACTTCACCGGTGACCGGATCCTGAGTTTGGCCCGGGCGCTGAATGGTTACGCGGTGTCGGAGTTTTCCGGGGTAGAGTGGCATCAGTAAACCCAGCCCTTGCGATTGATTGAGATAAGCGATTGCGCGGCCATCGGAATCTCGGTTGGGATGGTTCCGACATTGA